CTGGATCAGCACGTCCTGGTCGGTGCCGCTGATGCCGAGCATCTGCTTGGCGTCAGCCAGCGTGACCACGTCATCGGTCGGCGGAACAACCAGAACCGCACGGCCGCCATCGCTGATGTCGTTATTGCGAAACATGACGATGTCCTCGATGGCGGCCGGACGTGCTTACTTCTGGGCCTTTGCCGCTTCGGCGGCTGCCCGCTCTGCCGCCTCGCGCTCGTCCATCCAGGCCACGATCGCCGCGATGATCTCGCCCTTTTTGGTCGCGCCCTTCAGGTCGATGCCGCGCTGCTCGGCGCCGGCCTTCAGCTCATCGACGGTCGACGATTCCAGTTGCGCGCGAAAATTCGCCTTCGCCTGGTCGCGGCTGTACACCTCGAGGCGGGCCTCGTCTTCCTCGGTCGGGAAGCGCGCGCCGCCAACCCCGACCAGGCGGCGCGCCTCGGCTTCATCGTGATCATGCGGGTCGCCGGGCTTCAGCTCGGTGCCGTCCGCAAGCGTATGGTAGGATGTCATAATCACTTTCATGGGTCTCGAACCTCCTTGGGAAAATGCCCTTACATAAAAAGGGCCGGGAGATGATCCCGGCCCCTTTCCCCACGCCCCGCCTGAGAGCGATCAGGATGCCGCGTTGACGAACAGCTTGACCGAGCCGCCGACGTCGATGAAGTTGCCACCCGAGCGCATCCAGGCGAGGAAACCGACCTGGCCGAGCTTCGCGTAAGCCGAGTCATCGAAGCGGAAGAGCGTCACGTCCATGACGTCGCGGATCTTGTAGAAAGAGAAGTCGCCGAACGCGATCGACTTGGCGCTCGCCGCCATCTGCGCAACGTCCTGGTTGATCTGGATCGGGTAGCCGAGCAGCCGGTCGGGCGCGCCGCCGGGATTGCCGGTCTCATAGCCAGGCGCGAAGATCGGGCGCTGCTGACCGTCGACGATCTTGCGGATCACCTTGACCGACTGGTCGTGCATCATGAACCGGCAATTGTTGAGGGCGCGATAGGCCGGATCGACCGAATGAACGAGGTCGATCAAGCTGCCGTAGGTGATCGCGGTGACCTGGCTGGTTGCGTTCGCCGCCGTCACGCCGACGCCAGCCGCGGTGATGATGCCGTTGGGCTGGCCCGTGCCCGTGCCGACGGTGAAGTGAGTATTCGTGATGCGGCCAAGACGCGTCACCAGGCGGGAGCGAACGAACGCCTCGACGTCGATCTGGCTGTCCTGAATCAACTCGAACGGGACCGCCACGACCTTGGAGGAATACTTGTAAACGGACAGGGTGAGCGCGGCGAAGGTCGGATCGAGGCCGGTCGCCGTGGTGTTCTGGCCGATCAGTTCGCCGACTTCCGAGGTGCCGTCCGAGGTCGGGAACGAGATGTCGTTGCCCTGCTCGGTCTGGAACACCTCGGCAACGGCGCGCATACCGCCGAACGCCTTGAGCGCGTCGAGCAGCTGCTTCGCGACCGAGGTCTGCACAGTGAAGCCGCCCTGGCTGCCGGTGCTGGTCGACAGCGTGTTGCGGATGGTAGTGCATTCCTCGACCGTCAGCGCGCTGACGCCGCCGCGCAGCCATTTCGCGAACATCGCCAGGCCGGGCGAGTTGCGGTCGTGCGCGAGCTGCTCGGCGCGGCCGGCAACGGTTTCGTTCTGGATCAGCTCCGCGGTCAGCGCCAGGCTGGTCTCGATATTCTTGATCTGAGCCGACAACGCGTCGTGCTCGGCCATCATGGCATCCCAGATCGGCTGGTCGACGGCGGGATTCCAGTCTTTCTTGGTGGCGTGGTCGTTGATCGCCTTGGCTTTCGCCGCGCGCTGTTCGCGCAGTGCCTGAATGCTAAGCATTCGAGTGCTCCGTTTTGCAGGTTGAAAGAACCGCGGCGAGGTTTCGACGCGGCAGGTCTGTCCTTTGCGCGGCGCGCTTAGGCAGTCGTTTGGAGCAGCCGCGCAGCCGTGACGCGCTTGCGACGCTCGAGGTCAGCGGCCGTAGCCTGTTCGGCGGCAGCCTGGACCGCGGCAGCCTCACGCGCCGCTGCGGCCTGTTCGGATTCCGAATTGCTGCGCTCGGACGGCGCCTGCATCTTCGGAGCACGCTCAAACGCGGAGAGATCCCACAGCGCCTGCGCCTCCGGCTTATCCTTGTCGGGCGCGACCTCATCGCAGAGCCCGGCATCGATCGCCTCCTGCGGCGTGAACCAGGTCTCGGCCTTGAGCATCGCGGCGAAGTCGTCGGCCGACGTCTTGCCACCAGCGCGCTTGACGTAGGCCTCGACGAGCTGGCCATCGATCTTTTCGAGCAACTCGGCGGTTGCGAGAAGATCGTCCGAATTACCGAAGCCGAAGGTCCAGGCCTTGTGGATCATCATCATCGCGCCAGGCGCCATCACCACCTTGTCGCCGGCGATCGCAACGATCGAGGCGATTGAGGCGGCATAGCCGTCGATATGCACGATGATATCGCCGTCATACTCGCGCATGAACTGTGCGATTGCGACGCCTGCGAACACGTCGCCGCCGGGCGAGTTGATGCGCATATGCACCGTGCCCGTCATCCCCTTGAGCGCGCGGCCGATCGCGGGCGCCGCAACGCCGCCGAACCATTCGGCATCAATCTCGGAAGAGACGATGACGTCATAGATCTCGATCACGTTGCCGGAATTCGAGGTCTCGGCGCGAAACGAGCCCCGCTTGCGGTTGGCAGCGAGCAAGTTGAGCAGGCGATTTTTCATGGCTCAATCGTCCTTTTGTGCGGGATCGGTCGGCTCGGCCGTCGCCGGCTTGGCGGCGCCGGCAGCATTCACGCCGAGCTTGTCGGCAGCGCCCTTGCGCGAGGTCATGCCGAGCTTTTTGCGCGCTTCATCCTGCGTGATAATCTGCGGCTCTCCGGCGCGGCCGACCGCCACTCGCAAGGACTCGTAAAGCGTCTTGGTGTCGGCCTGCTCGAGGTCCGAGGTATCGAACCGGGTGGCGCGGGCGCGCGTGCGGAACAGCTTGCGGTCCAACTCGCGCTCGATTTTGTTGAGGTACGGCCGCAGCGAGTAGCGCACGAACCCGATCGACATGGCCTCAACGCCGGAGCCCCAGGACGTTGTCTTTTCGTTGTGGCCGATCATAAAAGGCGGCACACCATAGGCCCGCGCGATTTCCTCAATTTGAAACTGGCGCTGGCCGAGCAGCTGCATGTCCTGGTTGGAGATCTGCAGCGAGGTCAGCTTGAGGCCGGAATGTAGCAGCATCGGCCGGTGTGCGTTCTCGGTCGAGCGATGCCGCTCGTCGATCAGGCCCTGCAGCTCCTTGATCTTGGGCTCACCGAGCTGCTGCTCAGTCGACAGCGCATAGTCTGGTCGCGCGCCGTTCGAAAAGAACCGGCCGGCATAGTCCTGCGCGGCCAGGGCGACGCCGCCGGCGTTGCGGAGCGAATAGCGCAGCGGCGTCATGCCGCGAAGGCCATCGAATCCGAAGCCGGGAATGTGGATGACGTCGTCCTGGTCGTAGACCTTGGCCTCGCCGAGGATCTGCCCGTTCGGCAGGATCTCCGGGGAGATCATATAGATCATGCGCCCGGTCGCGGGATTGACGCCGTTGACGACGCGCAGCGGATGGGCCGGCTCGATGCCGATCGGCTTTGCCAGGCGATCGCGCTGGATGACGGCAAAGCCATCGCCCTCGGCCAGGATCGACTTGGCGAGGAATTCCCACCCCACCGGCGCCGGCCAGCGCGGCGACATCTCCTCGTTGAGCACCCACAGCAACTGATCGTCATAGATCCGCGAGCGCTCACCGGTCGCGATATCGACCGACATCATGTTGACCGGCAGGGTCTGGATCGCACCGGCGATCAGCGACCAGCAGGCGTAGATCGCTGTCACCGTCGCCGCGGTCTGCGGCGTCAAAACCGGAATTCCGTTGACCGATGTTGGCCCGGTGAAGGCGTTCCAGACGTCGGAGCCCCGCACCACCTGTGACAGCGGGATGCCGCCGGCGTTCTTCGGTGGCTCGAAATTCTCCGGCACGACGATGCCGCGCGAGCTGGAGCCGAGGAACAGGTCGGCAATATCGGACATCAGGCTCATAGCAACACCAGCCCCGCGGTCGGTGCTTCCGGCACCATCGCCAGCGCCTCGGCCATCACGGCGGCGACGACGCCATCGATCGAGTCCTCGGAGCGTTTTTTCGCCGGCACGTAGTTCATGTTCTCGTCAAAGCGCACGTTGCAGTGCCCCACCATCCAGCGCGCGACAGGATTGCCGCCATGATCCATTTCCGAACCGAACACCTTGCGCTCGAATTCCCGCGTGCCGAGGCCGAGCGATTTGGTGCCGAACCGCATCTCGACGAAGAGATCCTCCGGCTGGCCGGCCTTCACCATGCGATTGTAAAATTCCAGGGCGTTCCACGAGTCCCAGCCGATCTTGGTGACGCGGTAATCGGCGCAGGCCTTGAGCGCAGCGTTGACGGCATAGTCAAGTTCAAACACGCCGCCGGGAATCGGCACGATCGCACCGTCGCGCGCCCATTGATCGAACGGCGTCCGCTCGGCTGCGACGCGCTTCTCGATCGTTTCGCTCGGCAGCCAGAAATGCCAGATGAATTTGGTGCGCTCGCCCTTGGCGATCGGTGGAAAGCGCAGGCACATCGACGCCAGATCGAAACTCTTGGTCGAGTCGAAACTGAGGACGCACTCGCGGCCCTTCAACTCGTCGCCGAGGCGCTTCCACGCCTCGCGATCCGGGCTGGCGGCATCCCATTTGCGCACGGAGATCCAGCGCGCGAAGTCCTCGACCCATTGATTGAGGTGATAGCGCCGGAACGCGGCCTCGGCCGCCGGCGTCACCGCCTTGGCGATCTCGCCCTGCAGGAACGCGATGGTCGGCGACAGTCCGAGCGACGGATTCGCCGCGCGCCAGGCTTTCGGGTCGCGCCAGTCCGCATCCTCGGCCGCCGCAAAGATAACGACCAGCGTCGTCGGGTCGTCGATCCGCCCGTCGAGGATCTTTTGCGACTCTTCCCACAACCGATAGCCGGTTTTTTGCGACTTCAGACCCGCGGTCGATGCATAGAGCCTGATCGGCTGCAGCGACGTGCCCTCGCCCTGGCGCAACGTGTCGGCCAGCTCGGTCGACACCCATTCGTGCATTTCGTCGCCGACCGTGACGAACGGCGCACGGCCGTGCTTGCCCTTGGCCTTGCCCGGCATCAGCACGAAGGGCGAGCGCAGCTCGGCGTTCCAAAGCTGCTTGGCAAAGACCTTGATCGGCTCGCCGGTCGCGCGCGAGCGGAACACCGCCGGCGCATAGGCGACCATGTCGCCCATTTTGTTGAAGACTTCGCGCGCCTGGTTCTCGTCGTGCGCAAAGCAGAAGCCAGCGCCGCGGCGCTGGCCCTCGATCGCCCAAAACAGGAGCGCCAGCGCGGCGAGAAATTCGCTCTTGCCGTTCTTGCGCGGCACCCATAAGCGCAGCTCGCGAAATAGCCGGACGTGAACCTGCGTCGGCTTGTACGTCTCCGGATCGATGACCTCGGTCGGTGCCTTCCAGCCGACCAGGAGCCGGACGATGATTTCCTGCCATGGCGACAACCGGAACTGGATGCCAGCAAAGCGACCGACCGTCAGCTTGAACCAGGTCGGCCAGCGGTCGACCACAGCCTGCGCCTTGGCCGCATCGAACCAGGCGCCAGGCACCGCCGCCGCACGCTGCCAGGCCAGCCGCGCCCACGAATAGCCCAGCTCGTCGGCGGCGTGGGCCAGCCATTCCGGCTCCGGATAGAGCTGCGGCGCCGCGACCGCCGCGATTGCGAGCGCGGACGCTTCCGACTGCGGTTGCGAGTCCTGCATGCATCGTCAGTTTGGCTTCATGCCCGGAGGGACCGAGTCAAAGGCCGAGAGCGAGCCGATCGCCGACCCCTCGGCGACCGGCGCCGGGATCGGCTGCTCGGCCGGCGCGCTCTCGCTGGCATTCTCGCCCGCGGCCGGCGCTGCACGCTGCACAACGCGGCCGAACAGCGTTTCGTCGTCGAAATGCATCGCGCCGGCGGCGAGCAACCGGTGGCGATCTTGCGGCGACAGGCCGAACTTGCCCGACAGGTCGATCGTCATCTTGGCGGCGAAGTCGCGGCGCGCCACGGACGGATTTTCGCGGGGCATCCTGTCGCCTGAGATCGTCTTGACCATCACCGAATAGCCCTTGGCGAGGACGTCCTCATTCGCGGCGACGAATTCGGCTGCGTAGATGCAGAACATCCCGAATAGGTGCAGGTCGAGCTGCGACAGCAGATGCAGCCGGTCGAGGCGCGGCGCGTAATCATCCCACATCGCGCTCGCCGGCTTGAGCCGCGGATCGAGCAGATAGCCGGGCTTGCCCTCGGACGGAGTCTGCGATCGCACCGCGACGAGCAGGCCCGCGAGGCGCTCGGCCTCGGCGATCGCCTTCTCGGTTTTGCTCTTTCGCTTGCCAGGGAAACCCTTGGCAGCCTGATCGAGCGGATTGTCGGGGTGTCGACCCATAAAAATAAAATTCCAGGAATTTCGCGGCAAAAAATGCCCGACTAGAGTGCCGGTCCCTGAGACGGGTCGGTGAACTTTTGGCCACCCCCCACCCCTACGTCGACGGGCAGCTCGGCCAGGGTCAGACGGACGGCGACCTGACTGTCGAGCCAGAGATCAGCGACCACGACCTCACCCTTGGCGTGCATGGCCTCAAGCTTCTGCTTGATCACGTCGTGGTGCCATCGGCATGCGCCCTGCCACATGGCCCTGTTCCAGAACTTGACCATGTCGCCCCTGTGCGGCTCGACGTGGTCAGCGACCTCGGTCGGCGTCACCAGCCCCACAGCCTCACACCCCTTGCAGACAGGATGATGCAGACGGAAGAGACGCGAGGCGCTGTCCCACTGTGCGCTATAGCCGCGCTCACGCGACGAGCCTCGCTCCGCGTCGACCGCAGCATTCTGCTCCGCACGTGATGGTGCCGGTCGAGCGCGAAACTGTTGAGGACGTGACGGCATCTACAAAAGGAAAGGCCCGATCACACCGCGGGGAGTGATCGGGCCTTGGCAACGCGCCACGAAGTCAGGGAGGAAACGCCCAAGGAGGGCAGCGGCAACGCACAGGCGCGCTACCGCACACCCTACGCATGCAAAAGCCCGGCGCGATGGCCGGGCTTGTTTCATGTGAAACGATTTTCCGAATGCTTCGCACACTGACCGGAGTCAGTGGCGCTCAGAGCGTTTCCGCTTCCGACGGCGAGCCGTGGCTGCAAGCGTGCTTGCAGGGACCGGTTCGACCTGCGCCTCGGATAATTGGACAGAGGCGCCGCGCAGTGCGTCGACAAAGACGGTGAGTCGGCTGTGTGAGTCAAGCCGCTTCACCTGACCCACGAAGCCGGCGAGCGGACCATCGACAACCTGCACCATCTGGTTGATCGCATAATCGCGCTCGCCGAAAGGCCTGTTCATCGCGTTAACGATGCAACGAACGACAGTCATGTCCGTGGGCTTCAGCGAAGCTCGGCGCCCCTCATCGACAGTCAGCCATTCGCCAACATCGTCAACCCGCCTGATCGCAGGCTTGCCAGCGTCGAAGTCGGGCACGAACACCATGCCGGCGAGGAACGGCCGCTCGACGCGCTTGCCGAGATGCGGCTTGCGCGTTTCCTGTTTTGTCTGCCGGTTGATGTAGCGCACCACGATCGGTGAATAGGCGCAGATGCCACGATCCAGCAACCGCCTGACGACACGCGCGTCGCGGCCAGGCGTGACGCTCAGCATGAACCACCGCTCCGGCGTGACAGGCACGGCGAGCGGCTCCTCGGTCGGCACATAACCCACGAATTGCCCGATCTCGTAATGCATGTTCATTCGTCTCCCCCTGCCTGCGACGCCTCGACGTCAGACCATGTTCCGTCCTTGCGCGGCGGCCACGGCGCCGGCGCGTAGAAGCCCTCCTCGTCGCCGCGGCGCTCGAGCAACGGCGATCTGACGCCGAACACGTTCACCCCAATGAACGCCTGCCAGGCCGCGACCTGCTGACGGTTGGTGATCCAGTGCCAGGACGCCCTGTCGGCGACGCCGCCAAAGGCGAGCAGCTGCGGCGTGATGCTGCCGCGATAGATCACCTTGCCGGCGTTGACGAACAGCCGCGCCTTGGCCACCGCGTAGAGCACCTCGAGCGCGCGGTGCTCCTCGCCCCCGACATCGAAAGCCGTTCGCGAACCGCCGGCCTCCGCAGAGCCCTCACCCTGCTTCAGCAGCGTCCAGCGCTTGTCCTCGAGGTAGCGCCAGCCGGACGGAATGGTCTTGCGGCCCTGCCGCTTCAGCTCCTCGAGGAACGGCTTGACGCCGTCGAGCGCAGCTTTCTCCTCCTCGGCCGAGAGCGCATCGGCCGCATAGTCGGTGCGCTGGCGATCGTCGACGGCAGAGGTCGGCCATCGCTCACGGAACTCGGCCTTGAACCGATCCTTACGATCCCTCGCGCGCGCACCCGCGTCTCTCTCAATCGTTTTAAGGGGTCGTTCTAAGGGGTCGTTCTTGGTGCCCACGTATGTGTGGGCACCCGTGCCCGCGTATGCATGGGCACCCGTGCCCACGGGCGGGCACCCCTGCCCACCAGCGGGCACCCCCTCCCCGTTTTCCTGCACTTCCGCGATTTCTGCATGGCTCTCGTCGTCGACGTCATCAGCATCGCGCGCGAGGCTTTTCAGGTCGAAATCATCCCGGTCGAGCTTCACGCGATATGCATAGCTCGACGACGGAGTCGAATCCTCCGGCCGCCAAGTGTCGCGCCGGCGCTTCTCGACCCAGCCAGCCTCATACAACCGATCGAGCGAGCGCTGCAGCGTCGCGCGACCGCAGCCGATTTCGGACGCCATTCGCACCTGGCTGCGCGTGCACCAGCCGGCGCGATCGATGTGACGGCCGAGCAGACACAGCGTTTGCAGGTCGCGCGGCTCGAGCGAGCGATCAGTCACCGCCCCAGCGGGAATGATCGATAGACGAGGATTGGACACGTGATGCCTTGAGAGATGGAGTCAACTGGACGCGGTAAGCAACAGAACGCTAGAGACAATCGCGGCTTGCCTACGGCCGGTCGTGTTCGATCATGACGTCGACGATCGCCTGCACCGAGAGGCGCTCGATTGCGCCCGTCTCGATCGCGCGACTGAGACGCGGCCACCAGCGATCCGGGAAGCGCGCGCCGTTGACGGTGCGGCCGAAGCTGACGACCTGATACTTGTCGAGCCCGTCGACTTCGCGATCGGCGACCTTGACGACCAACTTGGTGATTACCGTCGCCAGCTTGAGGGCCTGCGGACCGCCAGAGCCGAGCGTGCGCAGGACGAGGCTTGTGTCAGCCATCGGACCCTCCGCCCACCAATGATGGCTGAGGATGCCCCGCAGAGCCGCTGGCGCGCTTGTCGAGCGCCGACCGGCCAGGCGGCGGATCGCCGAACCACGCCGCTGTCAGGCCCTGCCTGTCGATCCGCAGCTGCAGCTCGGCGCGCTCGCGCAGGTGGTCCATCAGCGGCATCCGCTTGCGCTCGACGACGGGCAACGGCAGCGCGGGCGCCGCGGGCGCAACGACGGCGGCGACCTCAGGCACAACACCGGCAGCCGCAACGCCGCGCTTGCGCCAGGACACCGCAGGAACGCTCAGCTTCGGACCGCGCGGCCGACGCGCGCGGTCACGGGCGCCCTTCAGCTTGCCGTAATAGCGCTGTTCGCATGCTGCCGCCGAACGCCCCGGCAGCACCGCTGCGATCGCCGGCCAATCGAGCCGCTCGACGTCGCGCAGCCGCAACAACTCGGCATCTTCGGCGGCAGACCAACGCACGCAGGTTCTGTCGGGATTCATGCTGGCACCTCGACGGCTTCACAGACCGGCGTCGCGCCGCCGACTTGGATTTTCTCGCTGCCGCGCCACCATTCTTTCCAGTGGTCCTGTCGGCCGTGATTGTCGACGCCGTGGCACGACACGCAGACGATCTCGCAGCCCTCGCGCGTGCAGACCTTGCGGCTGTCGCCGTTCGGGGCGCGGGTCTTTTCGCTCCATTTGTGCTTCATTCCGCTGCCTCCAGGAATTCCGGGGCGGCAGCTTCGTCCTGCATGATCGCGTAAACGTTGGCCTCCATCTGCGCGACGGAGACGGCGTTGCCGATCTGCTTGACCTTGTCGGTCTTGGTGCCGGCGAAATGGTAATCGGGACCAAAGCCCATCGCCGCCGCCAATTCGTGCGGCTCGAGCATGCGGAACAGGATGTCGTACTTTACGCCGGGCTCGACCAGGTTGACATGGCCGCTGGCGCAGACGGCCGGCGCCGGATCAGCGAGGTCGTGCACGCGCGGCGCCTGGCCGGGCCGTTCGCCGAACTGCGCGGCGATGAACGCCAGCTCGCCGCGGTTGGCCGTCGTCAGCGTCGGCAGCGGATCAGCCTCGACGTCGCGGGCGCGATTGGACGCGTCGGCATGTGTGATCGGCACCACGAGCCCGAACCGCGCCTTGGCCGTCACGGTCGGCAACGGGTCCTCGCCGCTGCGCAGCGTCTCGCCGGAGCCCGAGCCGTAGTAGGGCGAGATCAGGCAATGCGAGTGCTTTGCGACTTGCGTCGGCGTCGGCTCGTCGATCCCGCGCGGCGCGCCCTCGCCGTGGCGCGACAGCACGAACGGCTCAACCAGGTAACCGGCGCCCGAGGTTGTCGCAGTCGGCGCGGGCGCGTCGATCGAATGCGCCCTCGCTTCCCCACGCCCCTCGCCTGCCCGGTTGATGATCAGCGGCTGCACCAGCCCGACATGCGTGCCGCGCGCGGTCAGCGCCGGCAGGGGCACGTCGATGCCTTGCGCGGCCATGTGGTTGCGCAACACGATGACGAACGGCTCTGGCCAGCCGAATTTGACGATCCCGGCATAGATGCGCTTGAGCGTCTTGGGCGCCAGCGGCTTCTTGCGGGCGTAGATCGAGCGGCCCTTGATCGACCAGTCGATGATCTCGCGCGCCGGGCGGTACGGTTTCAACGCCGTCGCCGGCGCGACGTCGCGCCTGGCATGCGTAGCAACCGGCAGCGTCAGCAGCCGATCATCGAACCGGAAGAACCCGAAGAACCGCTGCCGCGTCGTCGCCTCGCCGACGTCGGCGGCATTGAGCTTGCGCCACTCGATCGACGTCGCGCCGAGCCGGCGGATGGTCTCGATCCATTCGCGGAAATATAGGCCTTCCTTGTCCTTGATCGGCCGCCGCGTCTCAGGATCAACCGGCCCCCATTTGGTGAATTCCCAGACGTTCTCGATCAGCATGCGCTTGACGCGCAGCTCGGTCAGCCAGGTGATGACGTGCCAGGGATCGCTGCGCTGCTGGTCGCTGGTCGGCTTGCCGCCCCGCGCGATCGAGTGATGCGTGCAGGTCGGCGAGGCCATCAGCAAATCGAGATATCCCTCCGGCACCACCTGATGTGGCCGCACCTGGCTGATGTCGGCGCAATAGTGCCGCGCACGCGGGTGGTTGCGTTGGTGCGTTTCCAGCGCCGTGCCCCAATGGTTGACGCAGACCAGCTCCATCTCGAGTCCAAGCCGCGCCAGCGCGCGCTCCGCGCCCGTCGAGGAGCCGCCGGCGCCGCAGAACAGGTCGGCGACGAGGATCTTTCGGGTCACCGCTGCGACCTCCGGAAACGGGTCTCGAGATCGCCGACGACAAGCGTCGTCACTTCCGGCTCGGCCACGTCGTCGAGCGACTTGTCGAGATACCGGCCGCGCTGCCACCACGCGATGGTGTAGCCGGTCATGAAGCCGGCAAAGGCCGCGATGCTGATGCCTGTGACGATGACGTTGGTGCTCACGCCACAATCCCCGTCAGCTCGGCAAAGCGCTCCAGGAACAGGCCGCGGGCGTGCAGCGGCGCCAAGCCGACGATTTCGGTATCGAGCGGCTGCTCGCTGTCGACCACCCACGGCTCGCCGGTGTCCGCCATCACCTGCATCCGCTCGGTCCGCAGCACGCGGCGGTCGGCAAGCTTGACGGCAGGAGGCGTGACCTCGGGGAGACCGAACGCACGGTAGACCGCGGCCTGGCAGCGCTTCTCGGCCGCCTTGTAGTCCGGCATGAACTGCTTGATCGGCGACAGCATGTCGAGCAGGTACGCCTCGCTGCCGTCGTGCAGCAGGCCCGCAAGCGCGTCGTCGCCGCTGAAACGCGAGACGAGCACGGAGTGCTCGGCGTTGGAATAGAACCGCAGGCAATGACCGCCGAAACGGCACTGCATCGCCAGCGCGTGCGCGATGTCCTCGATATGGACATCCTCCGGACGCGGATCGAGCGGCCAGAACTTGCGGCCTGTATAGGTTTGAATCCAGCCCGCAAGTTTCATCGCATTTCCCCCTGCTGTTGAATGGTTGCCGGCGACGCCAGTTGCGCCAGGAACGCGCTGCCCTCGTCTGTGACGAGCACGCGCTCGGTCGTGCAGTGCGCAAAACCCCGCGCGCCGACGAGATGGCGGATCATGTCGGGCTCGACCGCATCCCAGCGGCCCGCGGAGATCTCGAGCAGCGCGAGCTGCTCGGCGAGCTCGTCGGCATCGACCGGCAGGCGCGTCTGCAAGGCGCCGTCGACCACCTCCGGCGCAGGCGCGTCGGCGAGCTGGCGGGCCGCGTCAAACAGGCTCATCTGCGGCGCGCGATAGGCCTCAGTCAGATCGACCTTCGGCGCAGGCGGCAGCTCGGCCGCTTCCAGATCGCGCAGGCGGTCCCAGCCCTGCCCGCGCAGCGCCCATTGCTCGCCTTGCCGACAGGTGTAGCCGCGCGACTGATAGAACTCACCGAGCACCGGCGCGAGATCGCGGCGCGGGTGGCAGAAGTCGGAGAGGATCTTCAGCGCTTCACGTTCGCCGATCGAGGCGGGATCAAATTCGGGCGCCCCGGTCGCAGCGAGCCATTCCGAGCCGGCCAGCTGGTCGATGGTAATGACGTCGCCGGCATCATAGGGCGCCCCGTCCGCGACGGCCGCAGCGGCGCTGGCCCCGTCAGTTGCTTCCGCTGGGGCCGCCTCGGTCTCACCGGAGGGCGCCGGGAGGTCTGAATCCACATCGCCCGCCGATGACGGCGAAGGCGCCACATCGGTCGGGTTGGCGGTCGCGCTGCCTTGCAGCGCGACTCCGGCCTGATTGCCCCACGCGGCCCAATTCTCCGGCAACGGATGCTCGGCATCGACGCGGGCGAACAGCTCGAGCACGGGCAGCGGATTGCCCTCGCTGTCCTTGCCGACCATGGTCGCGATCATGTGACGGTAGAAGTCGGGTTTTCGAGAATGCTCGCGTGGCCGCTCGCGATGATTGGAGCCGAACTTCTCGCTGCTCTCCGGTTTCGGCAGCCCGCGGCCGCGCTTGAACTGCAGCAGCAGCTCGTCCTGGTCCCAAACCAGAAGGCCGGAGCCGGAGACATCAGGATGCTCGGCGTCGGTCTTGGTCCAGACGTAGCAGGTGGAATAGGCTTCCATGCCCAGCGCGAGCTGGCAGGCATAGGCGAGCGGCAGGTCGACGGTCGCCAGCACGCATTCGCCGTCGGCGAGCATCACCTCGGTCTTGAACGGCACCTTGGCGAGCAGATGCGCCCGCGGAATCCACATCCACGCCCACGCGTCCGGCAGCAGGGCCTCGCCGGCGCGCTTGAGATAATCGAGGATCTCCGGCCAGGGCATGGTCGGATAGTGGTTCTCATAGGCGCGGTTGCCGATCCCGGCCTTGCGGTGCCACGGAGGATCGGCCGACAGCGCCGGATACAGCCGCCCATCAGGCGCGACGCTCGAGGCCGTGGACAGCGCCGCGGCCAGGTCGCGGCGATGGATGCGACCCTTTTCCTCGGCGTCGATCTTGAGCAGGTCCATCGCAACCCGCCCCTGCCCGGACCGCATCTCCGCGGCGTGCTTTTCGAGGGCCTGCTCGAATTCGGCAGCGTCCATCGCCGCCATCTTCTGCGCCCGCGACGACAGCTTGCGGTCGATGCCGGCTTCCTGCAGCGTGACGCGCAGAGGCTGCGCCTTGAAAGCGTCGAGGTCAGCCTCGGCTTGCGCCAGCGCGCGGCCGTCCGCATCCGAAAACTGTTCCTTATCGGAACGGTTTTTCGGGCGCCCTTCCCTGACCTGCCCGGCGTCCTTGGCCGCGGCCAGCAGCTCACCCATCTTGCGCTCGGCCCGGAACCGGATCTGCGCCGCCTGGATCTCCAGCTGCTTGTCACCGGCGATGCGCGCCGCATGCCGCAGCGCCTCAGCCTGGCTGCGGATGCCCGCGACCTCGTCGACCGCGACCGCCTCGGCCAGCGCGCGCCGCGCCGCCTCATATCGCACCAGCTCAGTCAAAGGGAATCTCCTCAAACTGGCGCGCTGGCAGGCTGGCGAGCAGCCCGCTCAGGATCTTGTCCAAGCTCGGCGCCTCGCCGCGGCAGCGGCGGTTGATGATGTTGTCGCGCTGCGTCGACCAGCGCCGGTTAGCCTTGCGGTTGTCGAGCGTCTGGCCGTTGATGTGGTCGACGACGTGCTGACCAAGGAACGCGTCATCGCGAGGGTCGCTGCGGATCTGAAGCTCGCGATGCATGCGCACGGTGTCGCGCCGCGGCCCGGTGTTGCGCTTGGCGTAGAGGAAGCATTCCTTGCCGCGGCCGCCGTGCCAGACGTTCCACCGCCACTGCATCAGCCAGTCGAAATCCTCGGCATCGACCAGCGTCCAGACCAGCTCACGCGACGACAGCCAGACCCGGCGCCATGGCGTCAGCGTCAGATCGGGTAGCCCGCGTTCGAATTCGACCTCGCGGGCGCCAATGATGTTGACCGGGGCCTGCATCATCACAGCATCCCCAGCGCCCGCATGTAGGTTTCGAGGATGGTCTCGAAGGCCTCACGCTCGATCGGGTCCTGCTGGCGCAGCTTGACGATGGTCTTGAGCGCCTTGGTGTCGTAGCCGTTGCCCTTTGCCTCGGCGTAAACGTCTCGAACGTCGTCGCCGATCGCCTTCTTTTCCTCGAGCAGCCGCTCGATGCGCTCAATAATCGACTTCAGCTGATCCTTGGCGAGCTGCTCGGCGCGTTTCTCGGCGACTTTACTCACGACGACAGGCCCCGCTTCCAGAGCTGCGCGACCGAGACGAGCCGCGTGTAATCGCAGCCCTCGAAATCGGCGTCGTACCGCATCAGGTCATGGGCGATGCGGTGCGCGGTCCATGTCTTGAGATCGTGGCCGTTGGCGAGCGCTCGCGCGGCGGCATCGGCGACCATCTGCGTGGTGGGAATGGTGCGGCCGTTCATGGCGTCCTCACCAGTTCGCGAAAGTTGGCGACCCAGCCCGCGACGAGGCTTTCCGGCAGGTTCAGCTCTTGGGAAATTTCCCAGGTGTCGCGCTTATGCAGCCAGAGCGTGATCGCCTCGCGATAGCGTTTGAGTTGCTGCCGCGAGACATCGGCCGCATTCGGCGACCGGTGACGAATGAGCGCTCCCCCCATCACACGCCCTCCAGAAGGCCGCCGTCGACCCGGTGAGGCTTAACCTGGTAGTAGCGGGGTGCATCTTCGCCGGCGCGCGGCACCATCCGCAGAACGTCAGCGCGCAGGAACGGCTCGCCGTCGATCATCAGCACGCTCGGCGCGTCGTCATCGACCGTCAGCAGCGCACGGCTATGGGCCCCATCCAGCCAGTACAGCTCGGCGCGCACGGCGCGGACCCGCCCGGTCATTGCCGCCTCACGAAGCGGAAGCCGAAGCCGCGATCCTGGCGATGCAGGAACGGCTGCTCGCCAGCTGCAACGGCACCGGCAAAGCCGACCAGCAGCACGGCCGCCAGCATGACGAGGACGCGCAGATCCTCAGGGTCCGCGATGCGCGCAACGACGTCCTCGATCATGGTTCGAGCCCCCGCTCCAGGGCAGCCAGGCGCCGCTCAGTGTCGGCCTGCAGGCTGCGCAGCTTTGCGATTTCGTGCGTGCGGCGGAGCGCCTTGGCCCACGCCTGCGTATTGTTGCGGGTCAGGATGCGGATGACGTCGTCACCAACGTCCGAGTTGATCAAGGCGATCAAAGCCTCGGCGTCGGGCGCGTGCTTTCCGGTTTTCCACGATTTGCAAACGTCAGGATGCCGGCCCGTCCGAACGTGCAATTCCCAAGCAAAACCAACCTTGAAACGGCGTTGCAGGAATTGCAGGACGGGCTGCCAGGAGGGTGAACTTCGCCCCTTTCTGGCGGGGACTTCACCCCCTGCGAGAGTTGGCGATATCGCCGGCTTGCCCGTAGCCTTCTGCCCCATGACAAACCGCCCTAAGCCATGCCCGGCGCGGACTGCGCCCCGATACGCGAGATCTCGCTCTCAAGCGCGCGGCGAGCGGGACCGCGCGTCGGCGGCCCCTTGGTCTCCCAGCGATGGACGGTGCTCTGGTCGACGTCGAAACGCGCGCCGAAAGCCGCTTGGCTCTCGCCGACCATCTCCCGCGCCCGCCGAATCATATCTCCGTCCATGACGCAACAATGCGTTTTGCATTATTCACGTCAATGCCTTTCGCATTATAAACCAATGCAAAATGCATTTATGGCTGAAATGCATGAAAGGTTGGCCGCAGCCCGGAAGGAAGCTGGGTTCGGCACGGTAAGGGCTGCGGCCGACGCTCTAGGCGTTAAAGAGGTCACTTACGCCCAACACGAAAACGGCACCCGTGGGTTTCGACGGGACGCCGCAGACAAATATGCGCGGAAGTTCCACGTCGGCCTGGAATGGCTGCTGACCGGGAAAGGCCCGAAAGAGCGGCGGCCGGCCAAGATACCGGCGAGCGAGCAGCGCTATGTCGCCCTAGTCGGGTACGTCGGCGCTGGCGCCGAGACCCACTTTTTCGCGAACGATGCGCCCCTCGACGAGGTCCCCGCCCCGAACGGCACGACCGAGGAGACGGTCGCGGTGGAGATTCGGGGAGACAGCCTAGGATCATTCTTTGATCGATGGCTGGTCTTTTATGACGATGTCCGCCGGCCCGTCACCACGGACCTGATCAACCGCCTTTGCGTCGTCGGCATCGAGGACGGTCGAATCCTGATCAAGAAGATCCAGCGCAGCAAGTCGCGCGGACTGTTTCACCTGCTATCCCAGACTGAACCGCCGATCCTCGACGTTCGGATCGAGTGGGCCGCCGCCGTGAAGAACATGGTGCCCAAGTGAAGATCGGACCGCCGGCGAACGCTCACTAAAAGCGGACAATGCAATACGCATTGACGCAATAATGCAATTTGCATTATTGTTTCCCGTGAAACATCTCACGGGAGACCGCCGCCGTGCCGCGCCCACTCGATCTGTCCGCCGCCGCCTTTGATCAGCAGCTGAAGCTGCACGGCTTTTTCCAGATCCGCGCCGAAAGGCGCTTCGCCGACGTCCGCGCCAAGGGTTGCCCGCGCACCGAGCCGGTGATGCGCGGCAAGCGACTCGACCGTCAGGCCACGCTCGACGCGCTCCTCAGGGACCGCAAGGCCCGCCAGGACGCAGCTGCGGCCGCCGAGGCCGTCCAGATCGAGCGCGAGCGCATCGCCGCGATGATCGCCCCACCCGCGCTGCCCGCGGCCCGCGCCAGCCTGGAGGGCGCCGCCGCGATCGCCCAGCTTGCCGACGACTTCATTGTCCTCACCACCCGCAGCGACGGTGCCGCCCTGCCCGACCTCATGCGGATGGGCTGGCGCAAGTCGCAGATCTTCGAGCACACGGAAGCAGCCCGCAGCCTCGCCTATAGCCGACAGAACGGGGCGGCAGCCTGATGTGCATCTATTTCCCCGACCTGCTTCTCGTTTGCGGCTGCCCGGATTGCACCGTGTGCGTCGACCGCGAACTGCCGTTTCCACCGCCCACGACGATCTCCGCCCGCGACATGCGCTGGCGCAAGCTTCTCGCAAGCCGGCATTTCGTCGCCGTCGCGATCGAGGCGCCGCTGGCGAACCCGCCCGTGATCCGGAGCGCGTGACGATGGGCACGCGCGCCAACACCCACACCGAAACCTATTTCCTACGCCTGCTCGAACTCAGCCCCTTCGAGCGGCGCACGCGCGGCGGCTGGCGGTTCGGAACGCGGCGGATCAGTGACGGCGTCGCCGATCGCCTGATCGCCAGCGGCCGCGCGGAAGTCAGGGGCGAGCAGCTGCACCACAAGGCGGAGGCGACATGAGCGGCGTCAGCATCATCATGGCCGGCGCGCTGCAGCGCGACCTGATCGCCCGCGGCGTGCGGCACATCGACTTCGGCGACTGCGAGGCGATCATCGCGCGCGTGCTCGATTGCGCCCGTACCATCGAGCGCGCGACGCGCGACGACGACACGCCGCCGCGACGCTGCGCGACCGGCGAAGTCGACCTCGACGGCGCCTGCATGGCCTGCGGCGCATGGCAAGGCGAGACGTGCCGCACATGATCACCGAGGCGCAGCTGCTCGCCGACATCGCGCTGGTCTCCGAGATCATCCTCGAGCACGGCGAGAAATACGCGCCGCTGCTCGATCGGCTTGAGCAGGAGCTGGAGGCGCGACGGCGGGATGATCCGGTCAGCCGGGCGCGGCGGCACCTTGCATTTCAAGCCGGTGCCTCGAGTTCACCGCTAGATAGTTCGCGCGAGCTGCTCGGCCTTAGGCCGAAATAGATGCTCTTTAAGCCTGTTGTCCAAAACCTCGAGACCCAACTCACTCAACGCGCAGACGGGACGCGCTCCATCAGCCGTCAAATGACGGACATCAGCATGCGTGATGGCGTTGAAATAGATGAACGCACCAAGCGGGATCTCCGGTACACGCAATAGCTCGTTCGGTGGCGGAAGGTACATCAAACGATTCACCCGATTTGCAGCAACGTCTCGCGCGAGATTTCTCGCAGCGAGTTGTTGCTCTTCCGAGGCAAATACCTGAGCGAACGCCGTCATCTGGATTAGAGGAGCTACCAGAAAACTGGTGTTCATTGCTCGCGCGTTGTTCTGATCGATGTCGCATTCATGCGTAAGGATCAGAACCAAACCAGACACTACCTGGTAGCGGTTCACTTCCGGATTGAACAATGGATGCGGTATGCCGGCGAAGATAACACCGACACCAGGCGCGAGCCCACCTGCAGCGCCGTACCACGCTCCAGAATTTCGACTCGCGTTGCTTTCGGTGGCGAGCGCGGCTAGTTCCTCGGCGAAGGGCATCGTGCCTCGTTCTACAAGGAGTAGAGCACTTCCCCGCTAGCGAAGAGCGCCTTCCAAACCAAGCGATCTTCGGTGTCGGTCAGCGACCTCGCGGGGGCGTCCTTAAAATGAATAGTTGGATCGGACAACCGGTCGGAAGCGAGTTGTGCCTGTGCCATCGTCCAATGAATTGCCGGGCGGCCACCCCAGCGAAGCTCGTTCAAAACCGCGCTCGCCGACGCCGTGTCCATCGGAGGCTCAAGACTGAAAAGCATTTAATCCTCCACCACCAGTTTATTCAGAATGTCTGGCTTTATTAGCGAGAAAAATTCGTCCTTGAGAAGGTTGTGCGCTGTCTCCACCCAAGATCCAATAGCTTCGAACGATGGCGGCCCCCTGTCATCAGTATGCACATCGACATCAATAAACACTGCTACGTTAGGTTGTCTAGGCTGAATGAACTCGGGCGATGCGACTTTCATGGTAACTCTATGGGTCGGAAAATCGCGCATGTAGTTTGTGTTGATAGGGTAGTCGATCACCTTGCCACCGATCGTGACATCCAGCGCGAGGTCCACAATGCCGTGGATCAAATGGTCATCACCGTTCAAGAAATTCAGATACCTGAGACCGGTGCGCATGATTGTGAGATCTTCAACCGAACGCTGCACGGCAGCGAGTACCCTGGAGATCTCAGGCCCAAATACCTCCCAACCGGGATACGGGGTCGTGGCGTGCCATGACACGACGTTATCCCCAACGCGAGCGATCCTCGTTCCGGCGGCGTTCTTGAGCTGGAGCGTTGCAGCATAGATAAGCGACGGATCAGCCCTTCGCATCGGCGCCGGGATATCGGCAAGAGGCAATCTCTCAACCGTCATCGTCTGGTCGATCGCCACGATGGCAGCAACTATTCGCCCTAAATAGACCTCGGAGATAGCATTGCTTGTGAAGCGCAACTCAAAGAGTGCCTCCACAATCCCGTCCCTCTTCAGCTTTTTGGGGCGTTTTGCCATGGTGAGCTGAGGCCTCATTCGCTACGCTGAAGTCAGGTTTCTTTGGCGACCATTGCCGCGCTTGTCAAATGGTGGCCCTCGGCGCCGCAGCGCGCAAGGGCCCGCATCCGACTCAACGCCGGTCTGTACGCGTTACTTGTCAACAGGTTATGGTTAATGCCGACCTAAGGCGAGGTTCGAGCGGCGTACAGCCGTTCGTACCCCGCAAGTCGGCCCAGCCGCATCAACGTGACCGATTCTCAACCGGCCGCCCTGATCAGCACAAGCGGCGCCGGCACATCCATCCCCGGCGCCAGCGCGATCCGCTCCAGAAACTTCAGCTTCACATGCAGGCCGTGCCCGTCGCCATATTTGGGCTTGTGGGTGTCGTGGCCCATCAGCTCGTCGGTCAGCTCATCCGGCGCCTCGGCCTCGCGCAGACGATCCTTGAAACTGTGCCGCAGCGAATACAGTACATGCTCCGCGGTCTCGCGCAGCTTGTGCTCCTCAAAGTATTTGTTGATTGCCCTTGAGAGGTTGTCGCCATTGTCGCGATAGCGCGGGAAGCCGTCAGGGAATTGCCGCATTGCCTCGAGCGCAATACCGACCAGCGGGATGTCGCGATAAGACTGCTCTGTCTTGAGCACGCGCTCGTCGGGCCGCACCTGGATGTGCGGAATGTTGGAGTTGAGCACGATATGCGCCTCGCGCAGATTGATGATCTCCGATGGCCTGGCGCCCGTGTTGACCATGACAAACACCACCGCGCGCTCCTCGGCGTTCATGGTATCGAGTGCGCCTTCCACCAGAAGCCGGTTGACGATCCACCAGGGCGAGAACGGCGGCCGCGGCCGCGACTTTGCGCCCTCGAGGCGCAGGCCCTTGAAGACCGCATCGAGCGGCAGGCGATGGCGCCGCGCCACGGCAGAGAGCGCGCCCGTGATGTGCGTCAGGTTTCTGTTGGCCGTCCCTGCCAAGACCTCGCCGTCGACGACGCGCTCGGCCCAATGGTCGACATAGAGCAGCGCGTCGTCACGTGAGATCCGCTCGATCGCCTTGTCGCCGATGACGCGGATCAGCACCTCGACCGCACGCTTTTTGCCACCGCGCCACTTCCGGAGCTGCCCCTTGGAGTATTTCGACAGCGCAGCCTTCCTGACGATCTCCAGCTCGTCGACCAGCCCGGACAGCATGATGGTCGGCAACGGGACGCCGCCGACTGCCGCAGCAACCGTGACGGGGTCATGGCGGCGATCGCCAGCCTCGATCGCGGCCAGGCGCCGATGAATGTCCTCGATCGATTCCCGAACGACGTCCTCGATCGGCTTATAGGACAGGTCCAGGGCACGCGCCCGCTCGCGGGCATCTTCCAGCGCCAGAACGGCGTCACGCGCTCCCTGCCCCGCTCTGGCCCGCCAGGACGCCTCCAGATCGCTTTCGATGATGCGGGCCGCGCGCGCAGCCTTCACGCCGGCCCTGTCATCCCTGATCCGGATGCCGGTCGAGATCCGGATATTGACCCGCGGCTCGACCTCGGCGAATTCCGGCGGCCGGCGCCGCACGTAAATCCAGATCCCGCCTCGCCGCCCCAACCGCTCCGGCAT